ACTTTATAGTTTGCATCTCTAAAACTTGAAACTCTGTCTGTTATATCAACAACATCTTCACACATGTTTATAAGTTCTTTAGTATCTGCAAATACAAAATCTTTTTCACGTTCAAAAACAATATAATTAGCTTTACTATAAAGCCAACCTGAATCCCCCATAGTATTTTTGAACTCCACTACAGTCCATAAGTCATCAAAACCTTTTGACTTATCTGTTCCTGTTCTTCTAGCTTTTATATCTACTGTAAATCTTTCACCTTCCTTTGTTAAAATTAAATCAATATGGTCATACATATTTTGTTGTGCAGAAGCAACCTTTGTTTCATAACCTCTCCTAATTGCTTCATCAACAAACAAGTTTTCTACTGCAGTACCACGTCTAATATAATCTTTATGGTCATTTCTGCCCACAAATTCTTTTACTAATGTGTTTCTGCCCATGTTGTACCTTCCTTCCACTCATTATCTAATGGACATTTCATTTGTAATTGTTGCTCTGTATCTTTCATAGCATCTTTGGTAATACTACCAAACTTTTTTATATCTTTCTTAGCAACTTCATATTGGTATTCATCATGTATAGATGCAACTAACTTAGCATCTACTCCTGTAGATTGAATACGTTTATTCATATTGACTAGCCATAGTTTACATACTACTGCTCCTGCTCCCTGCAATAATGTATTTAATGCAGCATGTGGAGAACGTACATGTAATAATCTACCATCAATACCTCTTATCTTACCTCGCATACCTGCTTTTGTAACACCATCTCTAACTCTTTTGAGAGCAGGCATATTAGATAAAAACCTGTCAATTAATTGTTGTCCTTCTTTTGCTCCCTTACCAACTATCTTACCTATTTTATTAGCACCTGCACCATACATAAAAGCATATATAAATGTTTTAGCTTGGTCTCTATCTGTAAGACCTGCCATTTTCATATTAGCTGTATGTATATCTCCTGTTAAAACTTCATCAGTAAAATTAGCATCATTCATAAGGTGTGCAAGACAACGTAATTCTAAACCACTTGCATCTGTTCCTACAATGGAATGAGTGTAAGGATTTTCAACAGTCCAACATTCCCTACACTCTTTACCATATGGAGAACGAACAGCAGGTATCTGAGCCATGTTAGGACTATGATGTGCCATACGACCTGTTACAGTCTTTAGAGTAAGAACTTTACCATGTACTCTATTATCTTTGTCATCACATGCTTCTATCCATGACTTGATTTGTGCTATTCTTTTCTGAAGTAACAAGTACCTAGAAATCTTTTTAGCTTCTGGTAAATTAATACCATCTAATACCTCTTCATTAACAATCACATTACCTTTATCTGTATGCTTTTTAGGTTTCCAACCTATCTCCATAAGCCTGTCAGCTATCTGCTGTCTAGAACCTATGTTAAAAGGTATGTATTTTATTTTTGTTTTTAAATCTTTTCTTGTTGGGTCAAATCTTATACGACCCCACTTTTCTAATTCGTTAGCTTCATCTCTTAAAGTATTGTATAAAGACATAGCTTTTCTAACATCAAGATAAAAGCCATTCTTTTCTTGTTGGTCTACAATAACTCTTACCTGATGCTCTAAATCAATAGAGGATTTAGAAAAACCTTGACCTTCCTTTTTTAAATGTTCATATAACTTATGTGTTATATCTACATCTTGTTGGCAATACTTTCTTAACTCATGTGTATATGTTGCAAAAGTATCTATAGTTCCTTTAGGAAAGTTAAATCTATCTCCCCATGCTCCAAGACTATGACCACCTTCTCGTAATGGATTAAACATTTGAGATAGTATTAATGTATCTGTTACCTGTGAAGGTTTAATTTCTACACCTAATAGTCTGTTTAATACAGGAGCATCAAAAGATAAACCATTATGCATTATATACTTATCAATATCTTTAGACCAGTTTTTAAACACATGCATATTACTTGGGTCAAATACTGTAAATACATTCGTATCTATATTTTTAGCTACAATACAATTAACCACACTAGCATCTAGTTGGTCTGTTTCTATATCAAGAACAACTCTCACAATCTTTTTCCTCCTTTCCACACCAGTTACAAGGCTCACCTTTACCTGTAGCCATCATACTTTTTTCTTCATGACAATAATGTTCCCACATTTCTGGTTCTTCCTCTCTGTCTAACCATTCTTTATAACCATCTATCCAAATTTGTTTATCATCTGTTTCATTTTTTGGTAAATAAACAACATGAAAAGCACCACAGTTAGGACAAGATAAATTTGTTTCCATACAATAATCTTCATCTTCATGGTCAATGTCATGGTCACCACCCCATATTAATTCTGTATTACAATGCCAACATTTCATTAGAAAGGCACCTCCTCTTTATTATCTTCTGCATTATACTCTACTTCGTATGGGTTGTCAATCTCTTTCATACGACCTGTTTCTTTATTGTAGTGAAGATGTGTAGCTATACCTGTATCTCCTGTATATCTATTCTTTAATATTCTAAGAGTTGTTGTGTTAGCTTTTACTTCATCAGTATCTTGTTGGTTTCTTTCTAATCCAATTACACCATCAGATAAGTGAGCAATACTTGCACTACCACGTAAGTGTGAAAGTGTAATCTCTTTACCATCTTCATGACCCCTATCTCCTGCAGGTCTACGTAGATGTGATACTAATAACATACCAATACCTGTTTGTTCCACAAGACTTCGTAACTTAGTCATCAATACATCAATAGACTTTCTCTCGTCTCCTTCGTCTTGTCCAGATACAAGAATAGATAGATGGTCTACAAATATCCATTTACATTCTAATGCTTGTGCCATAAATCTAACTCTAGATAATATCTCGTCATTATCTATAGAACCAAAGTGGTCAAAAGCAAAGAACCTACCAGAACCTATAGTTTGTTTTTCATATTCTTTTAATTGTTCTATACTAAACTTATTTCTAATCTCCTTGATATACAGTCTAGCATTAGCTTCTACTGACATAATATTAAATGCAGTATTCTTGATACCTTCTTCTAATGCTAGTATACCTATATTGTGATTGGTATTCTTGAGTAAATGGTGCATCATCTCTCGCATAATAGAAGACTTACCCATACCTGCACCAGATGTAAATGTAATTAACTCACCTGTTCTTAGTCCATAAGTCTTTTCATTTAGTTTAGACCAAGGATATGGAACAGTCTCACAAAAATCTTCTGTATATAACTTGTCGCCCAGGTCTCGTAGATTAATAATACCTGCAGGTGTATAAGGTTGTGCGTTCCACCATGCTTGTGAAAACTTTTCTCTCTTACCCATCTTTAGATATTCATTTGCATCTTTAAACTCCATGTTCATAATCTTACATTTGTTTGGACTAAACAACTGAGCCACCTTCTCACTAGCTTCTTGTCCTTGCTTATCCATATCAAAAGATATGACTATGTTTTGAAAGCTATCTAAATATTCAAATGCTTTTCTACAATCTCGTACTGCAGAACCTGCACCTGTCTTTACAGATACACATGCCCACTTACTACCTAATAATTCATAGGCAGACATGGCATCTACTTCACCTTCAGTTATAGTTATGTATTTACCACCACCTGTGAACAAATTTTGTCCAAACAAAGTAGCATCTGATATGTTTCCTTCTACCCACATATTCTTAGTAGGTACATCTCTAACTTTGTTACCTATGTTATTACCACCACTATCAAAATACTTGTAAATGTGATGTGTATTCATGTTACCATTCACTTTTACTTGTGTGTGATACTTTTGTGCTGTTTCTTTGCTGATATTTCTCTCAGTCAAAGCACCTGTAGTACCAACAGTCTTAATTAGACTCTCAGTTTTCATAGGTATTACCTTTTCATGTTGCATATTCTCTCCAAATCTTGTGTTACAAGAAAAACAGTAGCTATATCCTTCAGAATGGTTAACATTACCATCACTTGAACCACACTTTGGACAAGAACCCCTGTCTAGCCATGTTTTCTCCATAGTTTTCTCCAAAAAATTAATTATATATTATATTAAAATAATAATCAATAAATAATTATTATTTTTTATATAATATTTTAGTCTACTTCAATAGAACTACCATATAGGTTATCAAAAGCACCTATCTCAGAGTCTTTAGCTTCATATACATCTTTCTTAGCTAACTCCATAGCTTCAAAAGATGGATAGCCTTCCTCTAGGTACTCGTAATATCGTTCTTTAATTAGCTCTCTTATTTCTTCTGCTAATAAGTTCATTGCACTATCCTCATCTATAAATTTATAATATAAAAAATAAAACCAATAACTAAAATAACAGGAAAGATATGGTTTAACCATAAACTTTTTTTCTTAACAGTTTTAAACCATTTACCTGTAGCTTTTAGTCTTCTTTCTCTTGCTCTATCCACCTGTTTTAAAATCTCTAGTTATGTGACTTGCATCAGGATTGTATAGACCTTTGTCAGTTTTTTTTAATTTATCTAATTCTTCATTTAATTGTTTGATTCTTACATAAGCAGCACGTAACTGCTCTTGTAGGTCTCGAACATTCTTTTTAAGAATTTCTATTTCGTTCATTGTACTCTCATTATTTGTATATTATCATCTACTAATGCTTGTATAGCAAATCCTCTATCGTCATACAAACTTTGTAGAAAGTTTTTTGCTTCTTTTTCAGTTTTAAAATACATAACTTTTCCATTATCTTCTTCTAAAATATCTGGTAAATCTATATGATTAGGATAAGGCATAGCTACTACATACATATTATTTTCCATATACTCCTCATTATACATTACATTTCCTATATAGTCAATACCCTACATAGGGTACAATAAAACATAGAAAATACCATACTAAAATACTTATAAATATTTGTAACATTTCTTTATTTATGTTTATCATCTTTAACTCTCCTCTCTAAGTCCTTGTTTTGTTTGTGTAATTCGTAGTTAACTTTGTTATCTCTAAGCATATCAAATAAACTATTTAATATAGTTTTTTTAGAGGGTCTTCTATTAAAGTGTAATTCTATTACTACTTTGTATTTCATTCTTCCTCCTTGCTCCCTGAGATAGCACCTATTTTTCCTTTGAAAGGTATAACCTTTGCACTAGGTTTTGTTTCTTCTACTAGCTTTAGGTCTGGGTCAAACTCTATATCTGGTGGAAACATAAACTCTTCTAGTTCTGTATACCCACCTATATGTAGAAATATTTGTGGCACAGTCTTATGTCCTGCTTCTCTAAATCTTTTTATCTTAGGCAAGTTATCTAACACTCTCTCTTCATATATCTCTCCTGCTTCATCTAGTAATGCCTTTGCTTTGACACAATACTCGCAGTTTTTTTGTGTGTATATAATGTATTTAATCATTTTTATTTTGCCCTTATGTTTGTTGCTTTAAATTCTATTTCTTCAATTATGTAATTAGTTTTTATACATCTTAAATTATTATCTAAAAATATTCCAAACATTTTACATATATTAATCCAAGCATTTTTATCTTCAAAATC